ACTAAGCCGTTGAATTGGATTATATCAAATGATTTTGCTGTGTGTTGGGTATGAAAAAGCCCATCGAATGACGGGCTGATTGGGTTAGTAGTGTTCTTTTTGTTGTTGTCTCATTACCTTTTGGTATTTAAGATTAGACTGGTGTCTGGTGGCTCTCATTTTAAGAATCTCATCCTTGCGCGCTTTCTTTGCTGACTTATTCTTTCTGTCGCAATGACTACCTTTGCGCTTATTTGGTCGCCCTATTCTTCCCATACCTAACCCTCAAATGGTTGTCCGTTAATGGTGATGTCATCAGTCTGCGCTATCAAATCAATCATCTCAACCATAGCGTCAGGCTCACCTTTGAATAACTCTTTGCCGTTATCATCCATCAGCAAGTAGTAACCGAAGTCATATTCGTGATGGTGAATGTATTTTGTGTGTAGGTTCATTTATATTCCCCTCTCTTTCCGTTCCAGTTATGAAGAGGCGCGCTACAGCAACACTCTCTGCAATGTACGGTTTGAGTTCCTAGGAAATCATCTATCGCTGACTTCGTCCTGTAAACTGCCGTTCCATTACAAATCGGGCATGGCTTTAGTTTTTCTTTACTATCTTTGTTCATAATTAATTTCCTATTTTGTGATTATCAGCACCCCTACAATAAACGCACCACCGATTAATTTCAGTGATGCGCCTCACATTTACTTAATCTTCTTTAGGTAATCAGCTATCTGCTTATCTTTCGCTGCCATTTGGTCAATTGTCATTGGCTTGTTCATGCGGTCAATCATCAGCGTTTTGAATTTATCAACTGACACGCCAGAGTTACGGAATATCTTACCTTTCGTTTTACCTAGCACTTCATCTTGGAATTGCGCCGGTTGACCTTTGAGCCAATCGTAATAAGTCTGTGTTGCGCTCACTTGCTTAGGGTCTTGTTTTAACTCACCATCGACAAGCTTACCACCTCTAGATGAGCGCTTACCGTTTGGGTTGGCTGTGTTGTAACCTTTGACTACGGGGCTTGTGGAGCTTCTGCAATTGGGATGAGCTGGCGGATAGTAAACCGGCTTATCATCTGCATAAATATACTCATCACCATCACGGTCGCGGCAGATGTTACTCGTTCGCTTATCTAGTGTAGACACCCATCTATGACCAATAACGACGCGCTTGTTTTCTTTGTATACCTGTTTACGTGCTTCATTGGCGTAATGGTTGGTTGATGTTCTAACCAAAGTAACGGCACTGCGTCTATCAACCTCCGCAATGCCATCTGTGAACTTGTTAGCGCGAGTGCCTACGATGTTTCGAACCATTTGATTAGTCGGCACACCGTTAGCGTATCCAAGTTTAATCTCACCCTCGATTCTTTGGCGTTGTTGTGTTGATACGTTAGTTAGCCATTGTTCGAATTGAATAGCACCCGCACCAGTTTGAATTGGATTGGCAATTGCAGCGGCGATAACTTGAGAAGGCGCAGGAACAGCAATATCTTGGTCAGTCACCGCGCCAATCATTCGCGCCTGAAAGTCTGTTTCGTATTCTGCGAACTCATCAAGGTCTAGTGTTAATTGATGCTGCCACTCTTCCATATTCGCAGTGATAACGCCATCAACGTCTTTAATTAGCTTATTAAACTGTCGCTGCGTCATTGCGCTATCGTAGCCGCCAAGCGCATTCTGGAGCAGTCGTAAGTAACCACCCCAAAACTCATTAAGTTTATTTACCTCTTGTGATGCGAGTCTATTCACGTAAATACTGTGTGAAGATTCAGCCATCATTAAGCTGTCAGCCATTATATTGCACCCATAAAAAAGCCCTCTAATTGAGGGCTAGTTTATCATGAAGCTGTAATCATCATTGTGGCAATCAGGGCGATACATGCGGCGGTCATTGACCATGCGATTAGTTTCCATTGCTTGAGACCCTTACTCATCTCCACGTTTCTTTTGCAGACTGAGTAATTAAGCATGTGATACTTTACAATTGACTCACTTCTGGTTTCGCACTCGCAAATCTCATGCATATTGTCAATAGCATCACGCGCTTCCACTGTCATAATTGGTCGTACTGTTTTGTTTGTCATGTTATTTACTCGCTAATGTTCTGTTATGTACCGTGCGAAGATTACCTGTTAACTCGCAGTTAATCGCTGCCATCATGTCGTCTAATTGCTCTAGAAACTTGCGACGCTCTTGTCGTGTTGCCAGTTGCGGTTTAGCTGCGCTGTCTTTCTTTCGCGCCTTGCTGCTTATTTGTGGGTTCATTTCTCAACTCCAAAGCTGTAAGTGTGTACGCCTTTTATTGACTCAACTCTTACCCACATTTGACCGTTTGTGTAAGTGGTAATGAAGTGTTGCTCTGAATTACTAGTATAAACCTCACCAAGATTCCATCCATTTATATTAGCTAGGCTAAGTTGCTTTACTGACTCAAAAAAGTAAAGCGTTGCTGTGTAAGCGTCATTTCTGTTACTGCTAGTTACCTTTACCATTTCCATGCTTATTTCCTCTCTATTTAGTTGACCCACACACAATAACCATACGGCAGATAAAAGAAAAGCCCCATATAGAGGCTTTGTGAGTTGCGTCACGTTTTAGCTTGCATTGTCGAATCCAGCTACCATTCCAGCGTCAGACTGAGCCTCTGCAAGCTCGTTATCAATGTCGTCGTCCTCACGGTCTGAGTCAATGCGACCACCCTTGCGCATGTCGCGTCGTAGGTCAGTTTCAGTAGCATGACCGCGCATGATTAACTCTGACCACGCTCGCATGTCCTCAGCGCTTAGCTTCTCACTAAAGAACTCTTGATTAAGCTTAACCAGGTTATCTTCTGGTTGGTTAATCATTCGTGCCGCCATGTTAATTGACCACGTAAATGCTTGTCCGATGTTCTGTGCAATCTGCCCTAGCTGTGACAAGTTAGCACCTTGATCGATGCGCGCCTCTGTTGCTGTCTTGTCTTGCTGGTTAGGCATAATTACTTGAGCGCCCTGAGCAATCGCAAGGGTCATCAATCTATCCATAACAGAGTTAATCATCGTAGCTTCAGATGCTTGAACGTAATTCATAGCACCATTAGGGCCTACATGAACCGCGCCAAAGTTAACATTAACATTGGTTGATCCGTTCATTTCCTCCCACTTGTATTCATCAAAGTCAGACTTAATAGTAAGCACACCACCAGACGCATTATGAACATTGAGCATTTCATCGGCAGAAACTTGGTACATCTTCAGTGCAAAGTCGCAGATGTTTTCAATTGGTGAAGGGTCTAGTCCCGGCTCGTTACTGACCGCGCCGCAGAATGTGAACGGAATCTCTTTGCGCTCGGTGTAGGTTGTTTGTGTAATTTCCCACGAATCACCGTAGTTAACAATTCCGGAATAGTAATCATCAGCATAAAAAGCGCTAATAATCGCATCGCGTTCTTGCCCTTTATATAGGTCCTCATGTAACTTTCCATCCTCGCCAATGTAAAGCACTCGATAGGTCGCAACAATCATAGTCTCAAACATATCGGTAGTCTTAGGAACCTCGTTAGCCTCAAGCAGTACAACCATAGACAGCTTACCATTAGTTGCGCGCCAGTTAATGATTTGCTCCTCATCGTAAATAGACAGCGTAGGCATGAATGCGTCTTCGTTGCTCTTGTTGACTTCGTTAGCAACTGGCATCTTGGTTAGAATGCCGAAGTTCCCTAGCGTCTCACACTCATCAAGCGCATAGCCAATCATTTGCTGTAGTGAAGTGCCGTGACCGTCTGCATCTTCGAGTAGATATTCTAGCGGCGTAATCAACTCAACATCATGCTCCTTACGCTGAACAAGGCCACTAAAAGCTCGCACAGTGCGCGCAGGAAGGTTGATGAAGTAAGCCCCGTTAAGGTATGCGAGGTATCGCTTATCATCCGCACTGTTACACACAGGGTCAGGGAGTGGTAGGTAACGCGTTGTTTTACTTTTAACTCTATCCGTACCCGTCATGCAGTCTCGAATGCGACCGCGCAAATTCTTTCGAGCCTCGTAGAGTGGATGTTCATT